TTGACCAGCCCATCCTTGAAGGCCCGTGCCAGCGTCCCCGCCGTGATGCCGAGGTTCGTTTCCCCGCCCCGGTCGTTGGGGTCGTTCGCGTACCCGCCCTCGAAGCCGAGGACGGTTTTCAGAACGTCGTCAAATCGGCTCAACCCCACACCACCCCCCTTACTTCATCCACGCTCGTGCAGGCGTTGACCTTCTCCGACAAGTCCCGCTCCCGGCTGAAACAGCCCTGAACGTGCTGTCTGACCGCTCCGGCAATCATCAGGACTTGCTTGCTGTCGAGGTCCACCCACTTGCCCTTGTCGGCCTTCCACTCCACACTTGCCGTGGGGTCGGCGTACAGGGAAAAGGCGGCCCCTGTCAGCAGGGCCTGCGATTCCCTGTCCGTCTTGATGACCGTGCCGTCGGGGAGCGTCAACCCGCCCGTTTCAGCCAGCCAGCGGGCTTCGGCAAGTTCGGCCAGCTTGGAGGTTTTCGCTTCGGCAACCTCAAAGGTTATTTGTTCCTTCGTCTTTTCGAGGACGGGATAGACCGCTACAACCGTTTCCCCGTCGAGGTAAAGCTTCGGCTCACCGTAGACCTGTGTGGCGGTGGAGATGTCCGGCTTATCCTCCTTGACCGGATAGATGCCAAGTTCGGCAAGCTGTTTGCTGTCAAGTTCGTCCAACGCCGTCCTCGTCAAGCCGTCAGCCAGCCGGAGGCGTGGGGGGAGGGATTCCATGAGTCGGAAGGTTCCGTTATCGTCGAGTGCGTACATGGCTATGCCCTCCGGTAATATAAGTCGTCTACCACGAGGTCGCCAGCACCTAGCGTGACGGAGTTGGCTGAAACGGCAAACCCAAGAGCGAGCATCCTTGTCGTTGAGGGGGACGGGGTACCAGTCCCGGTGGTGAAACTAGACACGGGTAATTCCAATTTTGCCCAACCGCCGGAAGTGAACCCGGACGCGAAGTCGTGGTACAATTCCCACTTTTTGTTCGTGATGGAGTACGCATCCATCAAACAAACAGAAAATCTGGTGAAGTTGGCATATTTCCCCGAACTGACAAAAACATTTACCCCGACTATCTTCCCTAGTAGGTTCAGGTCAACGTAACGGTAGACGTAGTAGGCATCGAGGTATGATGTCGCCGTTTTTATCAGGTTGATCGCACCAGCCCCGTGCAAAAACGTGCTGTTGTTCAGGGAAACAGATAACCCGGATTTATTGCTGTTCCAGCCAGCCACAGTTTCGCAAGTGTCGAAAACAACCGGACGCTTGGCGATGTTGTTCGTGTCGCACACCACATCGTTGGGGGTCCACACCCCCTTGATGGAAGTGTTCCTCTTTCCGATAATCCCGCCGTTCATCCCGCCACCCCCTACGGCAAGCTGTACTCGATGACCGAGGCCACCAAGTCAAGGTCCGAGTCTGCCGAGGCGACGGCGTTTATCTTGTCCCCCGCCTCAAGCCAGACGCCCACGCAATCCCCGAACGCCTTCAAGGAAGCGTCAGCGGGGACCGTCACCGTCTTGGCGAGGTACACCGTGGCCGAGGCCGAGGTGTCGTAAAGGCTTATCGTTACGTCCGCATCGTTCGTGCCGTCCACGTTCGCCACCTGAAGGTGGGTGATACGTGCCGCCGTGGATGCCGGGCAGGTGTAAACGTCGGTCCCTCCCGTGACGAGGTGTGCCGCAAAGTTCTTAACCGCCGTGATTGCAAAGGCCATTCGTCACACCTCCTAGTAGGCTATCGCCAGCGCATAGGCCAGCACGGTTGCCGCATCCGCACCCGCCGAGGCCGCAAGAACGCCGTCCGTGATGGTCAGGCCCGTGCCGACCTTCACCCCGCCGAGTACGGAATCCGTTGCCGTGGGGAGGCTGTACGGGGCCGATCCCACCTTGAGAAGTTTTCCCGTAATGCCGTCGAACAGGGCAACGTAACCGTCCGTTGCGCTGGCTGGGCCGACAACGTCCCCAGCCCCAGCACCGTCTGAGCCCACGAACTTGTAGCCCGAAGTCCAGGCGGAACCGTTGTCCACGGAGAACCGGATGTAGGTGTCCCCCGTGGTGAACGTGTCATGGAAGCTGACGTTGTCCGACGAGTACTGGATCTTCACGGCTGGGGCATCCGCACCGTCATCCCCATCCGCTCCATTCTCGCCCCTGATCCGGATGGCGTCACCCCAGGTGGAGCCCCCGTCAGCCGAGAACTTGCAATAGATATCCCCAGCCGTGTAGGTTGCGGACCAGGACAAGCCGTCTGCCGAATACTGTATCTGGAGCGCGAGGGCATCGGCCCCGTCATCGCCGGGGTCGCCCTTGAGATCGGGCAACAGCCCGGCGATTGTGACCGTCTCATCGTTACTCAACGTCAGGACCAGGTCGTCACCGACAAAAGCAGCGGAGGCGACATACGCCCCAGTCGGGCCAGGCAGCCCGGCACCAGAAACGGTAACGGCATTGGCTTTCGCCCGTACCGTTACCTTGACGGTGCTTTCTACGACCTCAACGGTCGGGTTGTTGGAGGAAACGACTATCGCGTTGCTCATTTTGCATCATATCCCCTGGCGACCAGCCTCCCGCGAAGCTGTATCTGTTTCAGGGAGTCGGCGTCGAGAATGGCCGCATGGAACCAGTACACCTGATCCACGGTCATAAACGCACTCGGGTCGGCAATGGTGATGAAAAAGTCAGGATAGGTCAGCGTTAGCGTCACGCCAGAGGTCGTGACCTCATCCCCAACCTCGCCGTCCTTGTCCTCTAAAAGCTTGAATTCCGCGGTACAGCTCGTGAAGTCCTCAAAGTTGGCCGTGCAGTCGGCCTCGATCGTGATCGCCCCGTTGATAAGAATGTCGATATCGCAGCGGTCGGGTGTTGCGTCCAGCTTTACGATGGCCATCCCTCATCACCTCTCACATTTTGTAGCGGCTATAATCTAACGAGGCTTCACCTTTTTTGGGACTCCATATTAACTGCGTCGGGTCCCCTGACTCCACTGCGTTTTTGACTTTCTTTACGGCCGAGTAGGGCAAATTAAAGGCAAATGCCAAAGACCCATATATTTCAACCCAATGGTCTTTAATGTAGTCCTCGTCGCCATTATACCACGCGTCTATTACCTTAATTGTGTGGCTCCCAATGCGCCCCGACTCTGACCCGATCTTTGAAAGAAGGTCCTCCCCGCCATACCCCTGCATTTGGGCCACGGCTTCACGTCCAAAGGGGAGCATACTTGCCGCCATAGCCCCTTGCCCCCTGGCGATGTCCTTGGCGGTTGTGGGGAGCTCCCCCTCCGATATTGCCTGGATGAGGTAGGCCGTTATGGCCATGATGGCGAGCTGGGACATAATTCGCCGACCGTTGCCAGACTCAAAGGCATCGTGGAAGGTCGTCTGGAAATACTTGTTGAGCTGGTTCGAGAAGGCCAGGATCGTCCGGCCAATCTCCTTCCGGTAGAACTCGGGCTGTTCGCTCTTTGTCGCGTCGGGCTGTGTGTTTTTCGTGATCCTGTCCGCCCAGGCTATCGCGTTTTCGTCGGACAGCCCCATTGTGTCGAGGGCATGGTAGTAACAGGCCGTCCAGCCATACGACGTGACCGCGAAGTCAACCGCCCTGATCCCAGCCATACCAACGGTGAGAACGTCTTTCATTTTCGAGGTCCCAGCTCTGTCGATGGCATAGATCATTTGCTCGGGATGGTCCCAGCGAAGTTTCATATAAGCGCTCTTCTGGAGGGCCAAGTCGCAGGGGAGCATGTTGTGTTCTTGCATGGCCCGCAACACGGCTCCACCCATCATTTCCTTGGGAGCAAAAAGGAAATACTGTACGGCCGATGGCGCCTGTTTCATCACCGTCATCAGGTTCCCGAACAGGTACATTGTTGTTGCGTGGGATCGAACGGTCCTGGATACAGAATCCCAGATATCCCCGTTCTTGTTCATATATCCAGGGTTGGCTTCTTCTCGAACGAAGTGGTCAAAGTCCCTCATCCCTCGTTCGCCTACCATCCGCCTGGCCGCGCTCCGGAACTCCGGGTTGTTGATAACCCCGGCTGCGTATTCCAGCGCCTCTCTCATTTCAACGTACCGGATCATGTCGGGGATATCCCGATACATGACCTCTAGGAGGTTGGTTTTGATGGGCCTGGACTTGGCCCCGCTCCTGGCCTTAGTGAAGTAGTCCCTGCCCCGGTTGGATCGTCCGAAGAAGCTAACTGCATTGGTTGTCAGGCCGCCCTTCTTTTCGTCAAAGTCCAGCCGCAACCCAACGGTATCCGCTTGCGCCCCCTCCTTCATGGGGAGATACCACAAGTGTTGCCCAGGGTCCACGTTGTCAAACTTCCTGGCCGTTTCGGCGATCTTTGGGAAAAGGGCATCGAGAACCTTCCCAACGTGGAGGGCCACCTGTTTCTCCCCATCGGAGAGCTTTTCGTCGGCGATGGCAATCAGCTTGTCGGCAAGGTCGCGGGTGGTTTCGGTCTCAACGTCCCCAACGGTTCGCCCTAGTTGATTCCCGTGGATAAGGCGCTCGGCCTGTTCGTCGTTTCTGGCGCCATACCAGTAGTACATGAGGTCGGCCTTGCGTACCGCCTGGTCCCCGATCTGGACCTGGGCGGAAAAGCTATCTTGGGTCACACCAAAGCGCTTCATAACCTCATCGAAATAGGTCTTGATCTCTCGGACTTTTACTTGGGCAAACCCGCTCGCCTGGGCCACGTTTTCAACGGTTGTCCTGTGAATTGGCCCTGTGTATTGGGAGCCCTTGCCGTCCATTTGATCCGCAGCCCTGGACACGCCAAGAAGGGCACCGAGCATCCGGCGCCCAAACGGGCCTTTCCGTTCTTTGTGTGACTTTGCCTCTTGTTCGCTAGACCAAATCTCGCCCTCGTTCACCGACACTGGGGCGCTTGCAACAGCCGCGTTTACCACGGCCTGTTTGGCTTGCTCTCTTACCTTTACCTCTTCGGCCCACCTGGCTCGTCCAATTTCTGCCTGTTCCTCGGCAATAGAGTGGCGCTCGATAAGGGAACTGACCTTGGGCCTGGAGTCCACTTGAAGGTCCTCGTGTAATCCCTGGATTGAGTTTCGATTCTCCCAATGGATGTTGGGATCATTCTTCCAGGTTTTGAGGTCTTTCCTCATTTGCTTAACGATGCCCCGCTCCGCCTTGCTTTTCTCTGTCCGACTGGCCATCACGTCCGCGATAACCGTATCCGGCTTTGAAGCGAAAACGCTCCTCGCCTCATTCCGCAGCTTCCCGCCAGGAAGCCCCTTCTTCCCGGTTGGCTCTTTAGCCCAAATCCCCGTGGTTTCGGCCGGAGCCTCTGCCGATGGCGAAGGAGGAACGGGCTTGCCTTTTTCTTTTATGGCGATGTTGTTTTCCGGATCAAAGAAAATCGACACGTTGTGTTTAACCCCGCCTGTTTTTTCTCCCCCAATGTGAGAAAGGCCATCGAAGCCAGCATCTTTCAGGTTGTCGGCAATGGCGTCCAACACCTCGTCGGCATCGTCCCGAGTGTAGTCGTTTTCTTTCATTGCCCTCTTGACTTCTTCATAAACAACCTTCCCGGTTTTTTCGCCATCGACCTCGATTAGATCGCCAACCGCGTCTTGTATTTTCTCGGCCGCTCCGGCTGGCAATTTTTCTTCAAGGTTGAGGAGGTTGGGAGGGGTGTCGCCTTTCCAGAAAACCTCATAAACCTTGCCACTGCTTGCTTTCCCCTTCCCTGCATATCCATCCGCAACATCATTGTTATCCGTAACATAAAACCCAGGGCCGTACAGGTTTTTCGATTGGTGTGTCTCGTAAGTTGGGCGGACCTCGCTCAATCCTTTTTTTGTTCCATGTAGCCCAACCGGAGTCCCAACGGTTGACTCTCCTTCTTCGGCCTTCGCTGCGTCCTGTTCGGAGGCCCAGCCGTGGTGAATAAGCTCCCCGTCGTCGTCCATTTCGGCGATAGGTTGCCTGACATCAGAGAGAGGCTTAACCTCGCCGCCTTCCGCTTTAACTCCCTGGGTCTTGAGAGCGATGTCGATTTGCTCGATCTTCCCCCGTGCTGACTCAACCGCCGCCTTTGCATCAGATCGGTACATTGCGTAGTCGAATATCCCCCGAGTGAAAAGGGTCGAGAACGCCATCGGGATTCCGGCCTGTTGAAAGGTCTCCAGCCAGTTCATGTCCGCGTAGGAGGTTCCGTTAATATTGTGTTCGGCGATCATGTTTTGGGCCGACTCTTGAACCATTTCCGTACCGTAGGTTGCCCCGTAACGAAGGAGGAAGCGCCCGACCGGGGAGTTCTCCAGGGGAGCGGTTGCCCGTCGCATGAACTCGGAGTTGCCGAACCAGGTCACGTTGTCGATGACCATATTGATCCCGAGGTTCTGCCAGAACACCGAGGCCGCCGCCATATAAGCCTGTTCCCGGTTGCTCGTCGCGTCCTCTACCGCACGAAACGCCATGCCACCTTCGAATACCGACTCCATGACGCCCATCGCCGTTCCGTTGAGGTTCTTGGCCATTGCGCTGGCAAACATCTGGACGGCATTGCTTTCGGCAAGGCCGGTCACGATTCCTCCGCCCACACCGGCATACCCGAGCGGCGCCTTTGTGGCCACTTGGAGCCCGGTTGCTCCACCAAGCGCCCCGCCGATAAGATACCCGGCGAGAAGAAACATCGAGGAGGTCCCCATGAGCTCCCCGATTTGCCCAACCATGCTTTCGTCGGTAGCCCGGTCATTGGCCACGTCGGTTAGAATCCGCTTCGCCGCGGCCCCGGCCTGTTCATTCCCGAGCAACCAGTCCTGGGAATTGAATACGACCCCGGCGACGAAGGTATCCACGCCTCGGAAGAACCCCCCGGCGAACCGAGTGATAGGGTTCGCGTCGGTGTAATCAAAAGGCTTGGCTTTGAATCCAGGCCCCAGCTCGTTCTTTTGTGGACCAAGTCGATCCACTACGCCATCCCGGCCCTGGAACTCATAGGACATTTCCCTGGCGAAATAATGCTCCCCCTGGGTCCCCTCTTCCCCGAGTCCTTCTAAAAGGCGCCGCCCTGTTGGGCTCACGATCAACCCTCTTGGGGCTCCCTCCCGGTACATGGTTTGGAGCAGCTTTGTCGCCCTCGCCTTGTTCACGTCGCCATCACTCGTTTTCGATACCACGTCGGCGAGTTGGCCGTCTAAAAAGCGCTGCGATTCCACGATCCCGCGAGGCGTCATCCCCAGAGCAGCGTCAACCTCCCCAGGGCGATACCCCAGGGAGATTGCCGTATCTCGTCGTCGTTCGATGTCAAAGGCGATGTTGTCCTCTGTAACCCCTCGGCCCATTGCCTCTTCGATCTTCCCGGCGTACCGTGGGTACAGGATTTGCAAATAGCTCTTAGCCATTAGAGATTCCCTCCGCCAAGGGGCGCGTTAAAGATGTCATCCAAGGACGGTGTGCTGCCGACTGGGATTCCCCCGCCAGGGATAACCGCGCCTGGGTTCATAAACTGGTACTTGGTCACGTATTGGTCCATAAGCTCCTTCTTGTTCCCACGTTTTGATCCGGCGATAGCGTCCCTCATCACCTGGCCCGCGATCTCATTGGGCTTGAGCGTCGGGTTCGATAGGGCTATCCCGTCGTAGCGGTAGAGGTAGAGGTTGATGTCCGAAGTCCCGAGATTCAAAGAGGACTTCATGCTATCCAAAACGGTTTTGAGCTGACCGCGCTCTCTAGTGAAAAGCGTTTTGTTGTCGATGCCAAGAGCCTTCATGCCTTCGTTAAACCGGGTCATGTCGTCCTCAACCTTATACACCTGTTGCTTGGTGATCCACCCGTCCGCGAAAGCCGTCCTGATTTTATCGGTCGTGGTTTCTCCGGTTGCGATCCCAGCTCGGAGCTCGGCGACGCGTTCGGCGTTTTTATTCCGGAGTAGCGGGTCCATTGCCAAAAGCTCGAACGTCCCGCCATCGGCTATTCCGGCCTTGAGCGCCCCGAGCGCCATATTGGGGATTTGTGCCTCGTGAACACCGGCTGCCCGGAACACCTTCTCGAACGAGGAAATATCGTAAGGGATGAGCTTCCCTTCTGCCTCGGCCGACCGGTTTGCCCTGACCATGTTGTCGGCAGTAGACCAGGCCCCCTCGATTCGCCTGGCCTCAAAGACTTGCTTCTGGAGTTGGAGCAGTGTAACCACGTGCTGCCCAGAAAGATCGGAGTATCCGGTCTTTGGGTTTTCTTTGATCTTTGTGTCGAGCTGGGCCTTGGTGTAACCCTTCCCCTTAACAAAAATGTCGGTATAAAGGTTGTTGTAATTCTCCGTCCATATTTGATTTTGTGTGATCCGCCGCGTGTCGGTCCATTTCCCTTTAAGCATGTCGATCTGACCGGCTTCTAGGTAGGGTTGGCTTCTCTCGTGCAAAGACCACTGATACCGTCCGTTCTCGGCGTTTTGCATCCTGGCCAGCTCCCATCGGTAGGCGTAATCATTGATGTCGTCGGCCATGATCTTTGCCTTCTCGTCTGGGTTGAAGTTGGCCCCTGCTGCATCGAGCAACCCCTGAACATTGGTGGCGAATTGCGTTGGGTCTTGCCCTTGCTTCCTCATTTCCGCAACCGCCAGGATAACATCGCCCCTGGCTTTCTGTCTCATTTTTTCCACCATGATCCCCTGGACGGCCACCTTCTTGTTGGCATTGTGCATCGTCGCCCAGGCGTTGAACTCCCTGGCCACCCTCGGGTTGCCGGATGCTTTGTCGTAATAGGTGTCCAGGAGCCCCTTGGCTCCTTCGGCGTAGGAATCCATATACCCGGAATAATTTTCGCCCTTCTGGATGTCGGTAATCATGTCGTTTGACGCATTGGTGTATTCGGCCTTCAAGAGAGCGAACTGTGTGGCATCGTTAATCTCCTGTTGCCTTGCGGCGCCCTGAAAAAAGAGATCGGCGATCGACTTGAGCTGGCCAGCCCCATATTGGGCGACAGCCGCGCCGTCGTCCAGGGCCATGTTGGTCCTTTCGACTTGCGGGGTTGGCGTTGGCGTAACCTGGCGTTCGTAACGATCAATCTGTCTGGCCATCTTTTATCACCCCAAGTCGATAAGGGACTTCCGTAGAACTCCCTGGGTTAATCCTGATCCCAACCCCAACCAAAAAGCCTCATCCCCAGCTTCTCTCAAGGATTCCGATTTTTGGCGCAAGACCTTGGCTTCGTTTCTGGCCGCAAGGGCACGGCTCTTGCCCTGGTACATGATCTCTGAAATGTCGGCTTCTGTCTTTTTCGCGGTATCGGCCAACACCCGTAATGGGGACCCGGTAAGCTGGACCCCTGCCGCTCCATACGCGGCCTCTTGTTTCGCGTAAGTCGCCTCACCCTCTTCTCGGATGATTGACGCCCTGGCGGCAGCGGCACGCGTGTATTCGCCAGCCTCTATTTCCGCAGCGAAAGCGTTATACTCCAGCATGTCCGCGGAAGCGAACTGTTGGGAGCGATAGGCGGCCCCCGAAGAGAGGCTAGAAAAAAGCTGAACCATCATCCCGAGATTCCTGGTATCTTCAACGGCCATCGGCAATCAACCCCATGTAGTAGTAGTCTCGTTTCCCATCGTGCTTCATGGAAACCCCCTCCACCTTGAAGCCGAGCGCCTTGGCCCAGGCCAGATTCCTAACGCTGTTGACCTCCACAACGGTTGAGAGTTTAACCAACAACCTAGCCTCCATGTACTTGCGGATAAAGCGTCTTATTGCAAGGGTTGAGGCAACGGGACACCGTTCCACCTCTCCAGAGCACATAACCCACGCTGTTCCCGTTAGCCCCCCAGCCGCAATCACCCCGACCGCGATAGGGGTAGACTCCCCCTCCCTAAAAAGGGAGAAGGAGTCGCCAGTTGCAAAAAGCTGAACCAGTTGATCGTGGTTCGCGTAAACCTCCGAGTAGTTCCCCGCCAGGATCGCCCTGACGTGCTCCTCCTGGACCCCGCTCGTGATTCTCACAGGCCGGTCGCCTCCGCGAAGATGTTCATGGCCGCCACACAGAAGGGCACGGGGTCATCGTTTTCAAGGTAGACATAGGCGCCCCGGTCGTGCCCGCCAGGGTAATTGCCAACCTTCCATCCCGTGTAGAGAGTGATCGACTCGCCCGTTCCTGGTTCATCAAAATCGATAGTCTCAAGCGTGTCTGTTGCGGATCGCCCAAGGCTGCATCCGTAGGAATCCAGGAACAGAATCCCAACCGTTTTGATTGTCTTGGTGTGCCCCGCTGCCGACCCTTGCCGATGGAGAAGATCGAGATCGAGCGTCCTCATGGCTGCCTTGTAGCGCTTCCCGATAACGGCATGGGTCGCCGCGGCGTCCAGGGTGATCTGCCCGCTGGCCACGACCTTGTCGGTTTGAATTCGCCCTCCAGCGAATACGCCGACCGTTTCTCCCTCCAGGTGGCCCAACCCGGTGATTGTGGCAGTCGATACCCCATCGTAAACATAGGCGCAGTCAAGAAACATGGCGTTTTCGATGGTTCGGTCCCATTCACTCCAGACCTCGATATAACGCCTCGTCACGCTGTTGATGGTCCGTTTCACCGTAACCCAAACATCCTCATCGATCGTGGCTACGGATTCTATTTCCCCGCCAGGGGTCGAGTGCCCATGCCACCCGATGACCTCCTGTTGCAACATGAGAGTCAGGCCCGCCATCGTGCCGTCCCCGAGCGGACACCAGAGCATCATTTCCGGGTCCTGTTGGATGGCCAAATCCTGAACCTCCTCATCCAAAACGTCGTGAGCGTAAAGGTTTAGGTCGTTCGATTGGAAGGTTTCGCTGTACATATCGTAGGACATAGCCATCAGCTTTTTAAGGTTTTGGTTCACATAGACAAGGGTTGTCCCGGCTTTCACGGCCTCGATGGGAGCCGCCCCGTTCGAGGATGGGTTGCCAATTGTCGGAGGAGCGGTAGGCGTGATCGCGGCCCCCCCGGTCGCGGTGATGGTATATTCGTCCCCCGTTGTGTTGACCATTAGCCTCATTTGCGAGGTCAGCGATGTGATCCTCTCCTGGGTCGAACTCCCAATAGAGAAATCCAGGCCGTCGCTATCCAGGCTCCCACCCTTAAAATCATAAAAGTCGGATGACCGGCTGGCCCATTTCTTGAGAGGATCGTTCGGGCAACCTCCAAACCATAGCCGTTCCTGGAAAAACTCTGAACAGTACGGATACCCGTATATTTCATTCCATGCGGCCCTTGCCCACAGGTACGTCTCGTCGCCTGGGAAGTAAAACGATTCCTCGCCCAACGTAACGGTCGCCCACTCCAGGGAAGCGTCAACACTATCCACAATGACATACGCCTCGGCCTCGAAGTCAACCACCCTCGCCGAGATGTTAACCTCGTAGTTGTCCTTGTCAAAGACCGCCTTGTAAAGCGACACGGTTTTGCCGAGCGAGTAGTTATAAACGGCCGTTTTCCCCATGTTGTCGTGGTGATATTGGAACTCATACCACGTCACCCCGCCGTCATCAGAGCGTTGCAAAGAGACGGAGCCCGACCAGTCAACAGACCCCGAGGCGTCGGTTATCATAACGGTCATTTCCCCAACCCCGAGGAAGATCGCCGTCGTGTCGCCGTCTGTCGTCAAGTTCTCCTTAAACGTGTACGCCGGAAGAAGGTGATGAATGTAAAACTGTGATCCCGCGAAGTCGGTGCCGTAGAGTATTTCGTCAGTGGCCGCGCCATCCTTGAGGAAGGAAAGTTTAAGCTGGTCCCCCTCCTCGAACCAGTAGATTTGCGTCCAGTTGGTATTGGCGAAGGAGGCCCCAGAGGTGTGGGCTGTTTTGCAACGGTAGTAGTTGGAACTGGACTGAACCACGTCCCCTACCACATAGGCCGTAGTGGCCGCCCAATCGAAGGCATCCAGCTTCACGGTGTACTCGTCCTCGGTGTTCTCGTCCTCAAACGGACCCCATGTGAAATCCACCAAGGCGGTTTCCCAAGTCGTCGCCCCGGTCCTAACCAGCTTCCTGGGGGGGTAGGAACCGTGTTGAATAAACACGGTGTCTCCTGATTGCCGGAATGTAAGCTCCCGTAGGTCAGCGTATCCGTAGGGAAGGACAAGATAAACCTGTGCATCCTCCAGCCAATAGGTTGCCCGATTGACCCCAGCCGAGGGTTCGCTGGTTGAACCAGAGGTGTGACCCAAAATGCAGCGGTAGACCGTTGTTCCGACATAAACGAAGTCACCGGCAACGTAAGCGGTTGCCGTGACCCACTCCGTCACATCCGAGTCGGTGTAAAGTTTATCCAGGGAAGAGTGATCCGAGTTGAATATCCGGGCATACCCATTACCGATCTCAAGCATGTACTGTTGGGCCTTGTTGAATTTGAAGCGTTTTAGGATCGCCAATTGGCTTTCGTCCGCCTGGGGCTTGACATACAAAAGGCCAGAGCGTTTTTCGACTCCGCCCTGGGGCCATATCTTCATGTTTGAAAGTTGAGAGAGGGCTGACTGGTATTTCTCTAAGTCTTTCCTCGCGTAGATTCTCGGGCCAACCTGGCCGGACGTGAAGGCCGTCAGGTCAAAGTAGACGCCAGACATTAGAACCCGCCCCTCGCAAGATTAAGCTGCCCCTGGAACCTGGGGCTGTCGCCATCCTCCGGCATGTTCACATCCTTTGCCTTCTCGATCAGGTAGGCCAGGTCGTTCCCGACTTCCTTCTCGCGTTCTCCGTTGTCTCCAACCAGGGTCCTGGCCACTGACTTGGCAATACTCAAAACAACGGCCTCAAGGAGAACCGAGTCCCAGTTGTCAGGATCATCGTCATAAGCGATGTATTCGATGTGGATCGAGTCGTCGCCCTCTTCAAGATAAATGCGGCCACCTATGCGATGCCATCCCGTCACCTTGGAACCATCCTCGGCGTAAAGGACCTTGAGCAGCTTTTCGCAATCGCCGGGAAGGTCGTAATAAGAGGCGTACATTTCAAAGTCGGATTCGGTAGCCGGGATGTCCAGCCCACACTTTAGGCAGCCCCAGTTGAGCTCCCGGAATACCCGCTTGATTGCCGCCTCGTATTTTGCATTACAGACCCTCGCGGCCTTTTTGTCTGTCGCGGTAAGAGACGTGATGGTGTCTTGCCCCAGGGTAATCAAGGCGCTGTTGACTACATCCAATATCTCCATGTAAATCAGCCTCCTGGTATGGAAAGAGGGGGGGACGCGCCCCCCCTCGTCACGCCTCTAGGGCGCTACCTATTAACTTGTCGCCCTTCCCTGCCTAACCAACAGGGATGTAGAAGGCGAACACTCGGATTGTCCCCGTTACCGCAGCTCCGGCAGAGGTGAGAACAATCGGCGTGTCGGCCGTTACGGCCGTCCCGATCTGGGTTAGAAGGTTGGAAAGGATGTACCCGGCTGCGTTTGTCGCGGCGGCGGCAAAGAACCTGTCGTCGTCGGCTGCGGTCCCGCCCTTTAGCGTCGAGCTCGTGCCTAGAGCATCGAACAGGACCAGGACCATGACCGGGATGCTTCCCTTCGGGAAGCCCAGGAAGGTGTAGGAGCTTCCAACATCTTCCCCGGCCGCCTCAACGTAGTCGGTGTTGACCAGGACCTTCTGCCCATAGTTCTGCTTATCCAGGACAGTGCCCGCCGCGTGGATCGTCTGGTTCGTCGCTACAATTGCACTGGTGGCCACTCTACGTCACCCCCTCTTAGGACTCGGCGCAAAGGATCATTCCGACTCCCGCTTCCTGGGTACGGACAGCCCCGAAGTCAGCCGTAACCTGGAGCTGCCAGAGGTTGTTCTTGTCAGGCCGCTGGTTGACGGTGACGGTGAGCGGGGTCAGCATCCGGAACTCCATCGCGCTCTTCATCCAGAAGAAGCACTTCCGGTAAGAGCTAGAGTCCACGCCAACCAGGGTGCTCACGACCGGGGTGAACCCGAAGAGGGGAGGGACTTTGCCCGTCTTGATCGCGCCCTGGGCAACGTAGTCCTCGCTCTGGAGCGTGGACAGCCCGATGAGCGCGGCTTCCTGGGACGACCCGAGGCAAAGAACCATCGGATCGTAGTCGATCTCACAGTCGTTGTCGCGGAGAATCTTCTTGGCCGATCCGATCTTGGCCAAGGTGATATTCGCAGCGCCGACTGCGACGGTGTTACTGGAGCTGTACGAGGTGGTGGTGCTACCGGCCTTGCCGCTTTTTGCCGCGGCGTCGGCGGCTGCGAGGATCGCGTAATCCATCTTTCGATAGAATCCGCGCCTCATGGCCTCAAGGAGAGAGGGCCTGGGGTCGGCCAGCATCCTGGCCATATCCCTCTGTTCAGCCGGAACTGTCGCAGCATACGTAACAGGAGTGACCCACCTACGAGAGAACTCGGGGTCGGTCAGCTCCGTATCCTGGAGTCGTCCGCTGATAGCGATGGGGTCGATTTTCCCCACAAAGTCAATGGCCATGTCCTCGCCGATCATGCCATCGTATGTCACGTGGGGAAGGAGAAGGGACGTGCCCTGTTGGAAAACGTGCCGAAGGGTGTTTGCAAAACCCTTTACTGCGACTTCGGTGATGTAGTAGGCCATCCGTTATCGCCTCCGAATGTTAGAGTCCGTGTTACTCCTTTTGTGATCTCCGCTTCGTCGGGTGTCCCGTGAGGGGCCGATCAGACCGTTTCGTGGTCTGTTCCCGTCGGGCGGACCAGGAGGTCCGGTATCCGAAGGCTACGGGGGGGCGGGGGTTTTGGATCGTTATTGCCGCCCCCCCTTGTGTCTATTGTTAGGCCGTGAAGGACTGGATCAGGTTTTGTGGGTTGCCCGATTCTTTTTCGGCTGCCTCAAGCGCTTCTCGGTACTGCTGCCTGGCGTTCCTGTCTCCGGCTGCAACCTTGTCCATGAACTCCTTGTTGTTTGAAAGCTCTTCGGCCTTTGTCGCCGCTGCCGTTTCTCCGGTCCTCCCCTTCGGGAGAAAGAAGGGTGCGGTGCGAGTGGCCTTTGCGATTTCAAGAAGAGCCGCCGCCGAAGCCTTTGAATCAAAAACGCCGGACTCTTCGTACTTCTTTAGGAGAGCCGCCCCTTGTTCGCCGTCTCCTCCGGCCTTAACAATGAGGTTTTTAATCTCTTGCATGTTTGAAGTATATTGATCTCCCCACTCTTTTGTCAAGGTTTCTTTTTCTTTCTCGAAAGATTCGTTGTATTTCGCCTGTTCCGCGTCGTGCTGGGCCTTCACCTGGTCAAAAAAACCCTTAATCTTCTCGGCAACCGTTTTGACCCCACTTGACGGCAATCCGGTTTCAAAGGCCGTTTCTCTGAAAATGTCCGCCACTGGACCCTGGAGCCCAGCCAGGTCGTACTTGTCCGGGGCCTCGGGGCGTCCGATCTTGGTATAAAAAGCCGCCCTTTCCTCGGGCGTTGCGTTCGGGCCAGGAACGGCCACGCGGTTTCCGAGGGTTTTGGCCAGCTCCACATGCCCCTTGAGGGCATCCTGGAGACTGGCGTATTTGGTGAGATTTGGATTCTGTGCCAGCTCGGGATCACTTACACCAAGTTCCTCAACCCAGTTCGGCATGTTATTTCCCGCCCTCCAATATTCCAAGGATGTAGTTCACTACCGACTGTTGCCCTGACAGGAAAACCGTGTCGTTCACGTTCCCTCCAGGGTAATACACGTCCTTGCCGTGGTCAACGTAGCGCTTTAGGTCCTTCATAACCATTTCCCCCAAGGGGGTGTTGAAGATGGTCAGATAGGCGGCTTGAAGCTTGCTCTGTTCATCGCCTTTCATTTCATGGACCCGTTGCGCGATCCTATCGAAAACGGACATTTTATCTCCCCCCAGCCGCTACCTTCTTGCCGGTCATGGCGTTGGCCATCATTTCCATCGCCATCTGCTGCTGGCGCTGCTGGCGTATGGCCCCAACCTCCTCGGCCTTGCGGATTCTCTTTTCCGGCAACCCGCAATCCCGCCAATACTCCGTTGCAACAGAGTCAATGTCGAAATTGTCGATGATGTCGGCCTTATACTGGGCCAGTCCGGCGAGCCCCATCATGCAGCGCTCAACCTTGCTGATCTCGTAGTTCCTCATCGACTGGGCAAGCGGGGACACAAACTTAACCTTGAGCCGTCCCGACCCCACGAGGCTCGCCGGAGGCTGCGGGAGCTTGCCCATCTTATAGGTTTCCTGGATGAGCATGTCGGCCAGGGGGGTTAAAAGCTCGAAGTCCCATCGCCCAAAGGTCGGCCCGAGGACCTTCATGTTGTCGGAAATTCTTACCCTGACCTCCTCAATGGTCATTCGATCGTTTTGCACGAGGAAAAGCTTATCCATGAAGAACTTCCTTCGGATCGCCTCTTGGTTGAGTTGGAGGTCCTGGAGCCCCATGTGGGCGTCCTGGGTCACGATCAACGGTTTGGCCATGTCTCTCCCCCGGTTGCGTTCATTGAGAGCCAGCCGGGAAAGGTTGAGCCCGTTGTCATAGGCCCCCTTCTCCACATCGAGAGGGCTAAAGAGCCCCAGCTCCAGGTGGTCATTCAGGAGGAAGGCCATTGCGCTTGTCAGTCTGGCAACGGGAAGGGCCGTTGCCCCTGGACCGCTCCCGTACAAAGCCCCGGCGCTCTTCCTCCACCTCGGGACGAAATAGGGGAAACGGTAGTATCCTGAATAATTCAGGATTGTTCCGTCCTTCTCATCGACATACACAGAAGCGAAGGGAGCTTGTTTCGGATCGATGGTGTTTGCCTCTCCACCCATCCGAGGTTTTGTTTCGTGGATCACCCAGCACGTGTCGTTATCCTTCGTAACCCACTTGGGCTTGACGCCGAAGGTTCTAAAATACTGGTAGGGGGAGTAGGGGTGTCGCCTTGACAGGACATCCACCAGCCCTAGCTCGTTCTCTTCGATACAGGCATATTCGATCGGGACGGCCGTGAAATTGAATCCGCCAGGGTAGTTGAGTCCTGGCTTGCAAAAGAGAATCCCCGTGCCGAAGCCGCAAAGGTCAATGATCGCTTCGTCGGCGGCCTGGGCCAGGTTGGTGAACTGAACCATTCTCGTTATCACCCTGGAGGTAATGTCGCACCACTCTAGCTCGGCCTTTGAGGGGCTGTCAATTTCGTCAACCGTGTAAGACAACCACACCGAATAAAGGTTGAGGATCATGGACTGGATCACAGCCGCGAGGTTTTCGCACTCCTCAACGGCTGTCGTGTCCCCGACTTCTTCCATTTTTACGTCGCCCTTAGTGAGGTCCTGGTTGAACTTGCGCCTGGGGATAACAAATTTCCCGATGTCCTGAAACAGCGGGATAAGGGGTTGCTTGACGGTTTCCCTGTCGTTATGGGCCTCGATGGTAGCCTTGGCCAGAGCATCCATCATGGCTAGGCACCAAACGCCTTTTTAAGGACTTTCTCTTTCGCCGGTGAGGTTATCCCGAGCGGAGAGGTTTCGATGAGGGATTTGCGCGTGATGCGCGTCTTTCGTCTTTCGGATTCCTGGGCATACAGATTCGGGGTGTTGCTTTCTTTTTCGACCATTGTTGCCGGGGTTTCTAGGCTTTGCCCCTGGAGCCCCTTGTAGATTTGGAGCCCCTGTATTCCAAGCCCCAACCCAGCGGCTACGGTTTCGGCGGTCGTAAGGCCAGCCGCCGCCCCAGCGCCCGCAGCGGCACCAGCCGAAAGGGGAACTTGTGAAGCAGCCCCCATTGCGAGTTCCGTCCCAGACAGAGCCCCGGCCGCCATCGCTGCCGCGGACTCCGCTGCCGTTGCCGTTGCGGCAGCCGTAGTGGTAGTTGCAGCCGCCCCAGCGGCTCCCGCCCCTGGCGCCATGAAGAGGGTCCACAGTTGGGTAAGCGCTTCGACAGCCATCACCCTCACCTCGTCCTGGAAAAAATGGCGAATTGTTGCTTATTCGCCTCTTGTGGTTTGAACAGAGGATACTTCACTTCTATCGAGCCGTCAAACGACCTCGCTAAAGTATCTAAGCCGTCATCGTGTGTTGCAGAAGAACCCCACACTCCCCATTCCTCGTCGATGAACTCTTGGATCATATCAACCGTGTCTCCGCGCCAGTTTACGCGGTGCTTTCGGCACTCTTTGTGAGGGAGGTAAATCCTTCCGTTTTTCGCCGGGTCCACAAGAAGCTCGATACGCCTATTCTTCTCTTGTTTGCCCCCAATGACCGTGATGTCAAAGCGAATGTTTTCGCGCTCCTGGCGATCCGTGATGTAGACGAGATCAGAGTCTTTCCCATAGGATTCATATCCGATCTCCATTGGGAAGTAGGTGGCGAAAAACTCAAAGAGGTAGTCGGTCCTTTTCACCAGGCCGATTTTATCCCGGATCATGTCGATAACCAGGTGGTTTCGTGCGGCATCGACCGCGAACACAAGGATCGAGGTGTAGTCGCTCCTCTTCCCGGCCTTCTCCCCGGACGGGTCCACGATGATATAGACGTTCAGGTTTTTGAGGTTCGATGGGTCCCAGTACCGAAGCCATCCAACATCCAGCCCTACCGATGAGGCGTACCTCGGGTCGAGAAGGATTTGCTTCCCGAAGATGTCGGCCCCCATGCGTTCCCGCTTTTCGAGCAAGGTGGACTGTGAAAAATACCCGGCCGTAATCAGCTCGTCGGAGCCATCCTCTTTTTTCCGAACGAATCCCCCAGGGTACTTCCTCACGTTGGCTGCCCCACGCTTTTCGATGATCTGGTAGGTGTCGTTCAGCGCCCAATAGGTCCCGGCGTAGCGCCTGACCGTGGATTCATCCCCCGTCACTGGATCGGTTTTGCCAAGGTTGAGCGAGTTGGCCCATTGCTCCGTCGTGTAGGCGATCATTTCTGGGGTTGTAACCGAGTCTCGGGTCACGATGTCATCGTAAATAATCACGTCAAAGTGTTTCGATGTCGGCTGGCCATCCGTCAGTCCCCAGGCTTCGATTGTGGCTTCCCTCGGGTTTCCGATCCGCTTCACGATGAGCCCGCCCTCTTCTGACCATCGCGGCGATTCCCTCTTTGGGTTCTCGTAGAAGATAGTGGGGAACACGCCTTTTAACAGCTCATTCCCCTCCAGCTCGCGCTTGATCTGGGCCATGAAGGACTTTCTTGCCATCCCTTGAGTGAACGAGAAGATGCAGATCGTGAGCTCCTGGTTATTGATGACCGTGAAAATCGTGAGGGCAAAGGTGATGATGGTGGACTTCCCGTGTTCTCGGGACCAGAGGTCGAGGTGGTTGTTTGGAGACTTTTGAACTTCTCGGCAGCGGGCAAAAAACCATTCATTGTCGGCGAACCAGCATCGCAGCCCGAACACAAGTAAGAAAAAAAGATCCTCCCGGATCAGCTTTGCCAGGGCATCAAAAAGCTTATCGTTCCGCATGGCCAGCTCTATCACGGCGGAATAATAAGCCTTCGCTTTTTCTCGCGTGTCCAGGAAGTCGATCAGTTTAAGGCCGATCATTGGTTAAGCCAAACCTCCCGGCAATGTCTTGTGTAAACTCCGCGTCAACAACGTTATCATCTTTGTCGCATGGAGGGGCTTTCGGTGTCTCTCCGTCCCACCCGAGGAACTTTTTCGCGCAGTCTGGCAGCGGAACATTGGCGTTGGCGTTGAGGTTTCGGTTCTCATTGATATCGGTCGGCATCCCGCGGAGAAGGTTGTCGAGCTTAACCAGGGTGGCGAACTCATTCAGGTTGGTGATCTTCACCAGCCCCCCAGTAACCTCCTCCTGAAACTTGTCTCGAAGCGCCTGGAGGATGGCCAGGGATTGAGACTTAACCTCGGTGAGGTCTTTCAGGGCCTCCATGTTGGCGATCTCACTCGATTGGGCCTCCAGCTCCCTGACCCTTTCTGACCACTTAAACCAGGATGCCCAACAGCGGATCGTGTTGGCCGAATAGCCTGTCATTTCAGCAACCCTCGCGTAGCTCCTGTCGGCCCCCAGGTTGATGAAATACCCGAAGGCTTTGCGATGCTGGTCGTTTTCAACCCGCTCGATTTGTTTTACTTCGTCCGGCTCTTTTTTCTCCGGTTTTTTATCTTTATTTTCGAGATAGTCGTCAAACCTAGACATCGCAACGCCTCCGGGGTGTGTCTTGTAAGAGTTACGTAAGAGTTACGTAAGAGTTACACGCTACGTTCGGCCATCAATTCTATTACCCTTTGGAGGGTGACGAAGGTTTTGGCTAGTCGCTCGATGTCGTTTTCGTAAGCCTTCTCGACAAACTGGGCGCATAGGTCCTCAAAGATGGACTCCTCTGGGTTTTTGGCAAGGATTCTGGAGACGAGAAGATCATAACTCCGATTGAAAAAGACGTGAAGCAGCTCATGGACGACCGTTTCTTCCAGTTCGCAGCCGTGGTGTTCATCGACACAGTCGAAACTGATCTCGATGATGGCCTTTTCGCTCATCGTGTTCCAGGAGGAGTGTCCCATTCCCCCGTGAATTTTACTTGAATGGACGATCTCGGCGCTGATCTCCCATTCAGAGAGGCCGAGGATGTTTTGCCATTTCTCGATGAACCCGCGTACCTCTTCCATCGCTTCGGATGGCTCATAATAGGACGGGTTTCCGCTCCG